TCCTCGCGGCTCGTGCGGTCAGCGTCGAGGCGGGCGTCGCGAAGGTGTGCGTGGATGACTGACCGGCGACCGGTGTTGGCCCAGCGCTTCCCGGCCTCGTACATGGCCTGTGGCTTCGCGATCAGCTTCCGTATGGCGGCAAGGATGTTCATGCGCACCGGAGGAGGCTGTGGTCGGTCGAGAAACTCCGGACGGCCACGAGGCGGTCCATCATCTCGGTGAAGATCAGGGCGTCGGACGCGCCAGCGGTCAGCGCGGAGACGGAAACCTCGTAGAGGTCGTAAAGTTCACCCACCACGCGCATGGCGGTCGGGGCGTCGAACGAAGACGGGAGGGCGAAAGAAACCTGTTGGCCGTTTGCCTGGGTGCCGACAAGTACCTTGCCCGTGGCAACCTCCTGAATCTGCCCACGCAGGGCAGCCTTCAGAGCGTCCTTCAGCGCGATCCGTGCGTCATCAGCATCCCACTTGATGCCTCGCAGGAAGTTGCGCTTGTCGTTGGTGCGGACGGACACGTTGCCACGTTGCGGCTTTCGTGCGCGGTGTCTATGGCCTCGGTGTTCCGTAGAGTCTCGCGGAGTCTCACGCCCTCATTTTTCGAGCGCGGAGGCGGGTTTCTGGACAGCCAGACCCGGGCTTCTGTGAGTGTCGCGGTGCCTCCCGGCATGATGAAGCCGCGGGCCTTCATGGCGAAGATATAGGACCGGGACTTCCGCAGAAGCGCGGCGAGTTCCTTGGGATTCAACAGCGGTTCACTCATGAGATTCTTCGGCGCTCGGGGTTATGTCGACGGCTCCGATCAGGCCAGCCATGTGGGCGACCATCGCCTGGTAGCAGAGGCAGACGAAAAGGTCGTTGCGGCGTTTCGGCGGACACTTCCAATGCGGGAGCATGGCTCCGTCAGGGTTCGCCTTCATCACCCGTTCCTCGGCCTGCATGTGCTTCCGGAAATCCTCCCCGACGTCTTTCGGGATCGTCGGTGGCCTGTTCGAATTCTGGAGGTGGAACAGGATCTCGCGGACACCGTGCTTGCTGTACCGGATGAACAGGGGTTCCTGTGGATGGTTCCCGAACTGCCCGCCCGCAAGGCGCACCCGGGGGTATGCTGGGCGCGCCGTTGGCATCATCTCCCAGAGCGCTTTTTCGTCGGTGTACGGCAGGCGTCGCTTCTTCTGCGGATTGAAGAACGTGCTGACGCGGTCACCCTTCAGCGCGTTGAACCCGTGCCGCGCACACAGCTTGTAGACCTCGATGGTGTCGTCGCCTGAGTCCACGTAGGTCAGCCACGGGTGAACCTTGTGCTCCTCCAGAATGGCGAGGAGGTCGGAGTCCGTCAGGATCTTCCCTTCCCACACCACCAACGAACTTCCATCGCGGCCCCAGTCGACGATCAGCGCCCAGTAATGCGGGAGCTCGCCGTCCTCTGCGACGCCGCGTTGCTTGTCAACGGTTGCGACGCGCATCATGCGGTCGGCCATGCCGTCGCGGGATTTCACCACCTCTGGGGAAATCACGATCGGGCGACTGGACCCGCGATGCTCGGACTCGTCCCAGAACTTGGACTCGCGCTCCTGGAGGTAACGCATCCACGGGATCGGGTCCCCGCCTTTCATGGCCCGGAGCGCGTCGTGCTTCTCCTGGATGAGTTTCAGGAATGGGATGTAGTCGACGCTGACCGCCTCGAATGTGAACGAGCGGTGCGCACGTAGGGCCCCGGCGTTCCGCGGCGGACTGTAGCGGCTCGACATGGAGAGGGCGCGGCGTTCGCTCGGGGTGTCGCGGACGACGTACCCACAGCACGGGAATTCATACCGCACCGTCGAGGCGAGGCGGTTGTAATCGTAGGTCCCATCCTCGCGCCTGCATCCGTCGGCGTCGTATCGAAGCCCGCCGGGGGCGCCATCCTCTGGTCTGATGGTCATCGCGTGGAACACTCCGCACCCCGGGCAGCGGGTTTCCCAGTGCTCCTGAGTGCCGCTCAGGAACGCCTTGTGGAGTTGGTCGCCCTTGGTGCCCGCGTTGCTGATGTTGAGCGCGTAGGCATTCCAGAACGCGGTGCTGCGGTTGTACGCCTTCGCCAGTCGGCCAGCCTCCCACGCGTGGATCTCCTCGTTGATCTGGATCCGAATGCTGTCGCTGTCGAGATTGTCGGCGGAGAATACCCCCTGCACCGTCAGGTTCATGTGGGGGAACAGCACGATGCCGCGCTTTGCCTCGTGCCTGTCGGTAGGCCAACGAACGCGAACGGCAGGCGACGCCAGCAGGATCCTTTTGATCCGCTTGTCCCATCGCTCGAGCGCCTTCTCCGTGTTCGTCCAGTTGTACTGGGCATCCCCTCCGGGGCTTGTCGCGATCAGGTAGCAGAGCGCGATCTCCCCGGCCACGGACCCGCCGGACTGGACGGGTTTGACGAAGGTGCAGATTTGGGTCGCGCCGTCGCCCGCCGTCTCAATGACGTCCCGAGTCCATGGGGTGATGTCCGGGTCATAGGCTGCGCTGCGGGCGGAGCCGACGAGTTGGACGTTATCCCGGGCCCAGTCGCACACAGAGGTGACTGGGGCAGGAGGGATGCCGCTGCGGAAGCAGTCGGCCAGCCAGCGGGGGCTACTCATCCACGTCCTCCTTGATGTTCTCGATCTGCGCGAACTCCCGCACGAGGTCACCTTTCAACCGCTCGATCTCGGACCGGACCCGGTCGCGGATGGCGAGTTCGTCGAGGCCCTTCAGGACCGGGGGGAGTTGGTTCACGAAACGCTTGTCCAACCCAGCGAACACGGCAGCGACCCCGGTCTGCACCGCGGACTTCACGAGGTCGCGGCTGATCACTTCACCCTTCTCGCGCTCCAGCTTCAGGCGCTCACGCTTCGCCTTTGCCTCGACCAACGCGTCCGCCCAGTTGCCTACCGCGGCGTCGTCGCCCTGGGCGAACAGCCATGGGAGGAGTTCACCGAGGTAAACCTTGTTGGATCGGAATGCGGGACACCCAGACTTCTTGGCCTTCCTCAAAACAGGGACCGGGATCCCGACCGCATTGGCGCAGGACGCGATCGAATCGTAGATCGGCAGGTTCGGCGCTGGCATCCGAGGACGCCCGACCGGGCGTTTGGGCTCTGGTGCCGGTTTCTGCTTTTTGCGGTTTTGGGCCATATTTCAGGTGTTTTCGAGAAAGTTATCGTTCACGCGGACAGAGCGGGCCTGCGCGGAACCCCCCGGACTTTTCCGTTTCCGGGAGGGTTCCCAAGGGTAGGGGGGGTCGCTGTATAGGCGTCCATGGCTCCTATTGGTGGCGTCCATGGCGCGTATTGCCACAGAGCGCTTGAGGCGGGGGTCCGCTGTCATGACACCCCCTCGCTCCCAAAAGCCCGCGGTGGTGGCACAGGAACGCGGGACGGGCCATTCCCGTGAACCCATTGACCTCCTCTGCCTGCGCATGGGGCGCAGATGACGCCGGCCTTGGCTCCGATGCCTCCGCATACCGCGCAGTTGACCCAGTCCACCGGGTTGCGGCACGTGAGGCACGTGTGGGTGTTGCCTTGAGGCGCGACCCGCGGACGGTTGCAGGTCGGCAGCGGGGCGCGTCGGGTGGTGGGTGGGAGGATGTGCTTCGGGTTCATTGCGACCGCCTTCCAGCCTTCCAAGCCACGAACGCCAACTCACGCAACGCGGCAACGTCCACGATGTTCTGGTCAGCATTCTCCCACCACCATCGGCCAAACTCCTGACGCTCCTTCACAGCCCTTGAGATGGCCTCCTGCGTCTTGTCCTCATCACTCCATATTGCTGCCGTGCTCATTCCGGTTGCCCTTTCTGTGTGGGGGTGAACTCGGTGATCGAACGCTGGAACATGAAGGGAACGTCCAACTGCGCGCTCCCTCTGCGGTTCTTTGCCACGAACATGTTCACCTCGATCATGTCCGCGTTATCAGAGTCGAATTCAGTCGGAGCCTTGGGTCGATACAGCATGCCAACGAAGTCGGCGTCCTGCTCGATCGCTCCAGACTCCCGGAGATCGGACAGGCGCGGCTTTCGCTCCTTGTCCTTCTCGATCTCGCGGTTGAGTTGAGCGAGCACCACGACCGGGATCTTCAGCTCACGCGCCAACCTCTTGATGCCTGTGCTGATGACGTCGACCTGCTCACGCCGCTGTAGCTTCGGGTTGCCCTGGATGAGTTGCAGGTAATCCACGAACACGATCCGGACACCTTGGTTTCGGACCCATCGGCGTGCCTTGGCTGCGATGCCTCCAACCGTGATTGACGCGCCCTCGTATACCGTAATCGGGAGCCTACCCAAGGTCGCGGCGGCTGTTGTCATTCTGCGAAACTGCTCCTCGGTGGGCTTGCGGTGCTGGTCGAAGTCGTCCCAGTTCATCCGCGATTCCTGCGCCAGAAACCGCCCTCCCAGCTCTTGGTCGCTCATTTCGAGGCTCACGATGCCGACCGGCACTCCTGAGACGGCAAGAAGGCGAGCCATGGACAGAGCCAGAGACGTCTTCCCGGTCGCAGGCCGACCTGCCAAGACGATCATCTCGCCCGGCCTGAATCCTCCGCGGGTGATGTAGTCGAGGAACCGCCAGCCGATCGGCAGGCCATCGCAGACGCCGGCAATGCGCTCCTGTAAAGCGTCGACGGCTCTGCGCGCCACCTTCTTGGCCGTGGTGTCACTCTGGGAACCGAACTCGCCCCTGACTCCCAAGATGGCCGTTTCAGCTTCAGCGATGGCCGTTTCCGTGTCCTCCGGTTTGCTGAACACCGTGCCAATGATTCCGCTGGCGGCTGCAAGCAGTCTGCGGAGTTGCCACTTCTCGCGCAGGATCGGCAGGTAATACGGCAGGTTGGCGGCCGATGGGACCGAGTCCATCAGTTGCGACAGGTAGGCCAGCCCGCCAACGTGATCGAGTTTGCCTTGAGCCTTCAGTCGGTTGGCTGCGGTGATGAGGTCAACGGCCACCCCTTCGGAATGGACCTCAAGCAGAGCAGCCCACGTCTCATTGTGGCGAAGGTCGTAGAACCACGAGCCGTCAACCCCAGCCTCTGATGACGCGTCGATCGACTCACGGGAGAGGAGGCAGCATCCAAGGACGCCTTGCTCGGCTTCCATGTCATGCGGCGGGAGCCTGTCGATTGATCCACTCATGCCATCCTCCTGTAGCGCTCAAGCATCCCGGAGAACTCGGAGAGTTGCTCGGGCGTTGCTGTCGAGTGTGCGATGTGGTTCGGGTTGCCTGGGTGGGAGCGCATGCGGGTGGCAAGCGCCTCCTTTGGGTTGGATCCAGCAGCCTCACCCTTGGTTACCTTGAACACCCCGGACCAGTTCTTTGCCATAGAGAAGCTGATTGCCTCGATCAACTCCTCCGCGGTGAAGGTGTTCGACCACTCCGTCAGCATGGCTTGCAGGCCGGTCTTCTTGTAGCCCTGCCTGCGCTCCTTCTTGTGCTGAAGCCAGAGCCTTGCAGCTTCGATGCATTCCTTGGTCTGGAACTTTTCCGGGAGAGTCAGCCCGAATTCTAGAAGCCACGGCTCCCCCTCTGGGGGTAAGGGGGTATTGATCTGCTTCTGCCTCTGCTTCTGCTTGTCATCCAAAAGCGTGACAGAGCGTGACAAGTCACGCTGCGTCACGCTCTGTAACGCTGTGTCACATCCTGTAGGGTTTGCACCTTCAACCTTTTGCAACCCGTTGCGCCTGCGTCTCTGCCGTTCAAGCGCCTTGTCCCTTCTGTCCTGAAGCGACGCCTCGAACCTATACTTTGCGTGGTTCAGGATCTCCCATCCACCGTCGATCTTGGCGATGCGTCGCCCTTCATGGTCTGGCGTTCTGCTGTACCTGTCTGGGCGTGAGAAAACCGCAATGGCATCCTCCGCTTCAGAGACGGTCACCCCTGCGCGCTTAGCGAGCCCCGGGACTGAGGCTTGCACCTCCCCGTGCTGGTCCGCCATGGCGAGCATGGTCACCCAGACAATCCTCGTCTGATGGCTTTCCTGCCAGATGGAGGAATCCAAGATGGACTGGAAAAGTTTGGTGTAAGTGCTCATGAAATGAAAAGCCCCGCCCTCCGCACGGTGGAAGGGAACCCACAGACGAGGCTCCGCGACGTGCAGGGACGGGGGTAAAGTTTCTGATTCATGGTCTGTGCTCTTGGCCTCCGCTCAGCTTCCACACCTCACGCAGGCAACTCCGTTTATGGGGTGGAAATCGGCTGGTTCAACACGTTCTTGTCCGATGGAACTCCACGGAACACGGCGGAACACTTTTCTTCCCGGCACCTCGCGCAAAGGAACTGCCGGCCGTTGAAATGGACCTTCCTTAAGGCGTGCAGGTCGTTGCACAGGTCGCACCGTTCTAGGGCGGACAGGGGAATGAAGCTCACGATTGCACCTCCACGAGCCTATACCGACTCACCCTCTTCCCGTCCGCTCTGCGCTCCACCTGGTTCTCAATGACGTGCCCACGTCTCCGAAGCTCCGCGATGCGGCTGTGGACGGCGTAGCCTTTGGAGGCTTCAACAAGGTCCGGCATGGACACCCATCGGCCGCGGAGGGTGGTGAGGATGTCGAGGATCACCGAGGACTGGGATGGGTTGGAGTTCACGCCGCCCTCCTCATGTTCTCGCGAACGTCCGGGTTGCCGGTCAGGTGCGCGGTGATGAGCGCCCGAGCGAACCCGCAGGGCACCGCGTTGCCGATCTGCCGGACGACCTCGGTCTTGTTGCCGGTGAACTGGTAGTCAGCCGGGAACCCCTGCGCCCTGGCCAACTCGTGCGGTTGGAGCATCCGGAACCCGACGCGGTCCGGCCGGAACTCGACGAGGGCGAACCGATCGTTACACGTCACGGTCGGGAGCGGCTCCGTCACAGGTCGGGCTTGCCCGTTGCCGTAGTACTCGACCACGAGGGCGAGGTCGCCGCGGTTGCCGCAGACGGCTGGAAGTGGGTTTGCAACATCGTGAGGCTTCCTATCGCCGGAGTGAGCGGTATTGATGAGGAACGCCACGCCCATGGCCCCACCCTTCGCGCATGTTACCGTGGGAAGCGGAGCATCAGCGTCGACCGTCCTGCCTCCGTGCTCCATGGCGACCACGAACGGCCCGCCACCGTACCGGCGCAGACCTTCCCGGATCCTCGCCATGGTCTTCGGTGCGAGCGGTCTCTTCCTGTCCGCAATAGCCGGCGTGGGGATGGTCCAGTCGATCACGGCAGACTCCGCAGAGCGCCAGCGTGGGCGCCCGAACAGGTCCGCCTGCTCTGTGTGAGTGGAATCCGGCCAGACGATCCGGCGACCGCCTCGGACGGCTTGGACGAACAGCCGGCGGCGTGTTGTCGGGTCCCCGAAGTCGGCGGCGCAGAGCACGCGCCAGTCCACGGTGTAGCCCATGGCGCGGAGCGTCTCCACCCAGGCGAAAAACGTGCGGCCCTTCTGGCTGGCGATCGGCTTCAGGTCATCCCCGAGCGGTCCCCACTCCTCGAACTCGGGCACGTTCTCGACCATGATGGCCGACGGGCTCAGCGCATCCGCCCACCGGGTAACGCACCATGCCGTCGCGCGGCTCTGGTCCTGCATCGGCTTCCCACCTCTGGCGCGGCTGTGGTGCGTGCATTCAGGCGAGGCCCAAAGGATGTCGAGGCGACCGTCAGGGTATAGGTGCCGCGGGTTCAGCGAGTCCACTGAGGCGCACAGGTGGCGAGCGTCTGGGTGGTTGGCCTCGTGGGTGGCAACGGCCCGCTCCCAGTGGTTGACGGCGGTCAACTCGACGGCGTGCCCGAGGTTGCGAGCGGCTTGGACGGCTCCCGTGGACGTGCCCCCGGCTCCACAGAAGAGGTCGGCGATTCGTAGGGTGGTCATGGGAGCCTCCTTCCCGCCAAAGGCAGTTCTGAGTCCACGGTCACGAGGTTGATGTTTGGGAACCCGTACTTGTTGCGGGTTGCGCGCCGCTCGAACGCCCAAGAGCAGGCAGGGCACTGGAAACGATTGGCGGGAAGCTCGGCTCCGGCCAGCCCCTTCCATTGGTCGAGAGGAGCAGAAGCCGCGCACCTTCCACAGGTGATGACTGGTTCGTTCACGCTGCTCCTTTCAGGATGTCCATGAACACGGGTTGGACGAGCCCTTCGGCGATCGTTTCATCCATGGGAGTCGTAGCTACCGGCTCATTTCCATCCCAGCCATTCGGCCAGGTCCTCGACTCGATCATGGAAAGGATCGCCGCCTCTTCCTGCTCGTCGATCAGGCACACACGGGCAGACGCCTGGATTGCCTTGATCTGCTCCAAACCCCACCGGCGGGCTTCGAGCGTGAGAGGACCCATCCGGTTCGGGTTGCTCGACAGCACCCCGTCCTTGCGTCGCTCCGAACCATCCTTTCGAAGCCGGTTCTTTGGCTTCTTCAGCTCCGCGTATACCTCACGCAAGCCCATCAGCGCTTTCAAGTGCGCCCACTTCGGGTTGCGGATAATCGTCTCCAGGGCGACGTCCCGACTGGCGAGATTGCAGCCAACGCACCCCGTCCTCGCGTTGACCTCTTCGGCCTCGTCTCCGCCGTATGACTCCGCGATGAGCTGGGTCGGATACCCAAGGCCTGGCGCGTAGTCGCGCAGCCACTTCCAGACGAGACACACGCGCCAGTGCAGGATCGGCGCGAGCGTATCCGCGACGCTTTCAGGGGTGGTTTCCTGAAACCATCCTTGCCCACACTCGGATCCGTTCTTCCCACACGCCAGCGAGATCCGCGCATCCCGAGCGGCCGACTCACCCACTCGGACACCCGTCAGCATCAGCACCTTCTCGCCGCTCTCTTCGCGCAGCGACCGCAGAGCTTCAACCATGGGGTCAACCTTGAGCTGAGGCGTACACCACCGGAACGTATTGGAAGGCGGAGGAACGCCTCGCCCGAGCATGTAGACCATGAACCGATCCTCCACGGGTGGGAGCACCACACTGGTCTTGAATCCGCGACGCTTCAGCTCGCCGAGCATCACCATGGCGGCAGCCTGGAGAGGCGGCAGCTCCATCCGCGTGTCGGCGTAGATCACCGTCAGCGTCTCAGGTGCTTTGACCTTTCCGCGCAGGATCAGGTGCGGGACCAAGCTGGCCACAGTGCCGGAGTCCTTGCCTCCGCTGAAACCGATAGCCCAGTGCCTATGCCCTCCGGCAAACGCGTTGATTGAATCGGTTGTGCGCTCGATGGCCTCCGTCATTGTCATGCGGTCGGAGTCCCAGAAAGTTGGTTCGTTCACGCCTTCCCCTTTCCCTTCGCGAACCGGATGTCTCCCTTGGCCATTGCCGCCTCGACGATCGCCTTCGCGTTCTCCTTGATTCCATAGACCTCTCTGGCGCGTGCTGATTCCTCGCGGGTGATCCGCTGTGGCTTTTGCGCGAATGCGCGGACGGCCTCGCGCTTCGGGATGATGTTGGTGGTTGGGTTTCTCATAGGTCAGAAAGGCACGTCGTCGTCAGGTTGAGCCTCACCCGCCGGAGCCTCCGCTTGCGCCTGCGGCTTCTGCGCTCGCGGAGCCGGCGCGGCTTGCGCCTCCTCCCGCTTACCGCCAGCGAACTCCCAATCCGTCACTTCCACGCGGGTCTTGGAGTGCTTCTTTCCAGTCTCCTTGTCCTCCCAAGACTCTTGGGCGAGTTCGCCGCGGACGAGTGCCTTGCCACCCTTGCGGTGGAACTGCGCAAAGGCTTCCCCGCGCTTTCCCCAGATGTAGCAGCCGAAGAAGCCGACCTTCTCACGCTCCTCGCCGCTCTCGGTCTTCCAGCGTTTGTTGATGGCGATGCCAAACTCGCAGATTGCTTGGCCCTTGGGCGTGTATCGGACAACCGGGTCGGCGGTGAGGTTGCCGTGTAGAATGACGACGTTCATATGGTTTTCGTGTACCTGTTCTTCCTCCAAATAGACGGCGCGCACGTGTTGCCGCGCTTCAGGATCTCGGTGGATCGCTTGCGGATGTGCTCGCGCTCCTTGTTGGTGAAAACGGGCAGGTTGAACTCCATCGGTTGCACTGGTTTCATTCGATGTCCTCTGTGATTGTAATTTCGCAGCCTGTCATTCCATACCCAAGGCCGGCGTACCTCTTTCGGATCCGCCCGTCCGTTACCTGTGAATCGTCAGCCCACACCCCGGCCGCGGTGATGGCGTCGCACACCGCTTTGTCCAGGTTGTCCCTGTCAGGCTTCCCGGTCGGCCTCGTCGGCGCGGATGCCTTCAGCGTTTCCGCGTTCTTGCCGCTCCCAAAATGCCCCTTTGGGCGGGGCAGGTAGAACGTCAGGTCGCACCGGAGTGGGACGCCTGCGGCGAATGAGCCGGCATCCTTCACGACAGCCCGGAGCGCGTGGATGACGCAGGCTTTCCACTCGTTGGACGTGCCTGGGCTATACATGCGGGCGTGGCCGCCGAACGACACCGCACGCGGACGGGGTTGGGCTACGGGGAGCCCGGGGACGAATATGGTCAGTGATTTCATCTTCCAAAGTGATCTGGTTCAAAGTGACGGTGTTCTCTGCGCCGGTTGATCTCGTCGTCTACAGCGAGGTCTTCCGCAGACTCGCGGGCGCGTCGCTTGCACTCCTCCGACTGCTCCACGCCTCCGCACTCGGTCCACGTTGACCCGCAGTCATAGTCGCGGAAGGTTGACGTCTCTGTGACGGTTGAGGCCGCGCAGTGTGGGCAGTTCATGGTGTGGCCTTTGCTTTTCTCCAATCATTGGCACGGTAGAAACACCTGTGGCAGACGACTCCATTGTCACACATGCAGCCTTCGGCGTGGGCCATAGCGTCGCCCGCCTCCTCCAACCGCTTCACCCGCTCCACAAGCGCGGCGTTGGCCGTGCGGAGGGTGGTGATTTCTAGGAGCAGACGTTCACGCTCCGCCCGCTCGCACACTTCCGTCTGATCGTGTCGATTGATGTTGCGGCGATTCACCATAGTGCCGCAGGTAAACCACGGCGTGTTGCTATCACCCCATGTGGGCTTTGCATCCGCCCCGCAGAACGGGCAGACCATTTTCGTGACGTCAGGAATATGGTCGCTCACAAAGCCCCCTTTCGCATCCACCGCGGCACGTCCCACACGGCAACGTCCTCGGTGTACCCTGGCCACTGGTTTGCACGGACACATCGGATGTAGGTGTCCAACGCGGACTGGCACGCCTCGCGGCCAATCTGGAGGAGTTCGTCGGCAATCTTGTGGACCTTCACGAGGCCCACGGATCGCTCGTAGGCGATGAATTTGAACCCCGTGAACATGCGTGTCCCTAGCAGGTCCCACGCGTCCATGTAGAACGCGGCCTGTAGGTGGTAGCCGCTCTCGAATGCGTGCTTCTGGAAGCCCTCCGGCGACGCATCCGCGCACGTCTTGAGGTCGCCCATGTCCGCGCCCAGCGGAACCATGTCGAGCCGCGCCTTGCATGGAAATGGCCCGGTGTCGTGCTGGTGATTCCAGAACAGCGTCACCTCCGTGTCTGCGCCCTCCAACAGCTCACGCGCTTCCCGGTTTGCCAGAACCCGCTCGGATGCGCGCTCGATCTCGTCCAGGTCGGAGCGGTCCACGACGATGAACCCGGCGGCTTCCTGCGCCTGCACCCACTCGCGGCAATACTTGGTCCGCGGGTTCCATTCGACGAGTTCACCGGCACGCGCTCCGCCTTTCTTCACTGTCGTCGAGTCCTCCGGGATCGGGTACGTCTCCGGGATCACGCTGATGGCTGGGAACGGTTTGGCGGGTTCGAGGATCCGGTGGTGAACCAGCGTGCCAAGGATCATCTCCCACGTCGGCGGCTTCGGGTTCTGGAGCCGGTGGTATAGGTGCGCCGGGGTCTTCCCGTGCAACTCGCGCAGTTGCGATGCCGAGGCAGCCCAGCGGATGCCGTGGTAGCGGCCAGGGAGGATGTCGCGGTGGACGCCTTCCTCTATGGTGGGGAGTTGGATCATGATGCACCTCCCCGCGCTTTAAGCATGGCGTCGGCAATCTTGTAGGCATCATGCGCTATTTGTTCCGGCTCAAGATCAGACCCGCACCCAATATGAGGAATTGCAACCAACACCTGCCCTGCAAACCAGTCGCGCAGGGTCATGCCGGCCTGGCAGTACACGCCGTCACGCGGGTCTCCAGTGGATGCGGTCATCGGGAACGCAAATCCTCCATCATTGGTTGCGCTCACAGCCCACCCCCTTCCTCAACCTGGCTCCGCGCCTTGTCGCCTGACCTTGCCGCGGCCTTGGCCAGCCGCTTGAAACCTTCGGAGGTGATCGTCGCGCTCGCGTCGCCCGCCTTAATCGTGACGGTTGCGTTACCCTCAAACGGCAACGGCGGCTGATTCGGGTCCGGCGTCAGAAACTCCGACTCGTCGGTGAATTTGCGGCTGTACCCGATCTTCCCGACGCCTGCGACGCGGAGTCCGTTGAGGGTCAGTTTGACAGAGAACGACACCGTAAGGTTGCCGTCGTCGCTCTGCGCGACCTCGTTTGCAATGCCGTCAATGTTGCC